GCGGCAGCATTAGGCTTATTTAAAATGACGGATAAGTTATTGCAAGGTGATAAATTTACTAGCGCCGCTTATAGTGGTGTAAAGACTGGTGGATTGGCATATGGTGCAAGTCAATTGGGTCAACAGTTTAAAGGTGCAGACGCCGTGGCTAGTACTGGTGTATCTAACACAGATGCCGTACCTAGTACATCTACAGCAACAGATGCAATTGGATCTGCTACAGATACTGCCACATCTGCTGTTTCAAGATTTGATCAAATTGTTGACAATGCTGTGGACTACAAAATTAAACCCAATGACACACTATCTCAAATCTTGGCAGATAGAAAAATCAATCCAGAAGCGTTTTACCGCCTTCCTGGTAATGATGTATATTTCAGTGCTGATGGTAACCCCAACATCATAAAAGCAGGACAGATTATCAAGTTGCCGGACCCTGCAGATGTACTTGACTTGAATAAAATGAGTGGGACTACCCCAAGTGACCCAAATCTTGCTAAAGGTTTTGGTGATACAAATTTCTACACTGGTCAGTACAATCAAAACAGTGTATTGGGACTTGATGCTAAAAACAATTTGCAACAACAAGGATTTGGACGTTTGGGCGGTGACAACGGAATGTCTGCGGAAAGGGTAGCTCAAGATGCAAGCGGTCAAACAGCAGGTTTGAGCCAAGCAGATATTAACCAAATGCGTAATCAGAATTTATTTAGAATGCAAGATCAGGCTGATGCCGCATATTATGCAGATAAACCTGACGATGTTGGAATAAATCCTCGTAACAATGACGCAGTGGGAACCGGAATGCCTGGCTCAGCACAAGATACTCCGGCTTCTAATACAGTATCAGGTTTAACTCCCGAACAAAGGGCAAATCCTGCATTCCAAGAAGCATATCAAAAAGTAATGCAACAGTATGCTGATCAACCTATGCGTCGTGGAATACGCCAAAAAGCTATAGCGGCAGGCAAAGAGGCACTGGCGGCACGAATCACAAATCTTTTTATTGATAGGTAAAATTGTTGAAAGACAAAGACGTATTGATGAAGGTATCATGGATACTCTCAAAGGTGCAGCCGGCAAAACAGCAAATTGGGCTAGAACAAAAGGTCAAAATCTAACAACTAAAATTACTGCTGATAAGTTATTACAAGCATGGAAGAAAGCCCAAAGTCCTACAGATAGTGATGCTGTTGCCAAAGTTATGATTAATGCTGGTGTACCACAAGAGACTGTTACTAATCTAATGAAGAACTTTGTACAAGGCCCGTCAGCTGGAACAAATACAAACGTTTGGCAAGGTGCAGATAGAAGTATACCTGCTATTCAAAGAAAGCAACAAGGTCAATCATTTGCCGCTACTCCTAATAATGCTCAAGGACAATCTACTACACAATATTCACAAGCTTCTGGATTACCACACGGAATTAATCCAGAAAAGGTAAATGCGGCACAACAAGCGGCAGGTTTACCCCCAGTATACAAGAAAACAGCAAATGGTGGATGGGAAGAAACTGACCAATACAAAGGATCATGGAAAGATGCTCCAATGACTGGTCAATGGGATCAATCAAGTGGTCAACAAACTAAAGACCTTTCTAATCCAAACCAATATAAAGATTCTAATTTTATAAGTAATACTACTGCACCAATGAGAACAGGAAGACAATCTTCGGCAGCCATCGCTCAGGCTAATAAAGGTGCTAATCCATTAGGTGGAGAAGTTTCAAAAGAAATAGATCAAATAGTAGATAAAATTAAAACAGTAAGACAGGATCGTAGACCTAAACTAGCTATGTATGGCAAAGAAAAATTTGACCAATTAGCACAAGAAGTATCACCACAAACTACTCAATCAACGCAAGAACCGGCAGCCGATAATACAATAGAAATGCCCAAGAAAAGAACTAGAACTAGAACTAAAAAAGTAGCAGAAGGTGAATTTGCGGGTAACTATGCTACAGGTATAGCGGGTCAATGGCGCAACAAAGGTCCTAAGGCAAACAAGCCAGCAACGATTGGTGATCTAGTCGGTGAAGGGGAAGAGACTGATATTACTAAGAAAAGAGTAGATAATCCTCCTATTAAAGGCACGCCAAACAAGGCCAAGACCGGATATTATCCTACTCCAAAACCTCCTGTTAAAAAATTAGATACACCTTATACTAAAGAATCAGTAGCTGAAGGTTCAGAGGATTTAGCAAGAATACTACATATTGCTGGAATTAAAAAATAAGATTTGGATAGAACACATGAAGATTTCATCATTATTACGTGAAGCTGAAAAACCTGATCAGGGTACGGTTAAAGGGTTACCAGTTGATAAAGATTTAATATATCAAGCTAGGAATAAATATCCTGGTTATGATAGCCAACAAGCATTGACATTGTATATTGCTGATCAAATGACCACTCAGGAAAAAACTGATTCAGTACAAAACAAATTAATTGATACACAAAAGCGTGAGAATGATCGTTTAAGAGGTGCAGTAGATTCATTGGGACAAGAACTACAAGATTTTGAACAGCAATCAATTGAGACCGATCGTGAAGTTGAAAGATTAAAACAATTAAGTAGTACGCTAACTTCTGGTGGCACAGACTCTAAACGTAAAGCAAAATTAAGTGCTGATGATTTAGAAAAACTTCAGGCAGATTTAGAAACATTAAAAACTAAACCTGGTATGGATCAAGACAAGTTCAAACAATTAGCACAACAAATTAAAACAATGACTGTTAATCCGTCAGTAAGTAATGCAGATATAGAAAAAATAAATTCTTTATTAGATACACTTAATAAACAAAAAGAAGTTGGTGATGACTTGTACAAAAAAGTTGAGAACCAATTATCCAAAACACAAGAAGAATTAAATAAAAAAGAAAATAGATTTGCAAACTATATTGATAAGAAAAAAGGTGAAGTTGGCACCATGCAACAAACTCATGCTGGTGAAATTCAAAAATATGCTGATATAATTAACAATTATCAAAAAGATATTAAGAACTTTGATAATGAATTACAGAAGATGAAAAAAGAAAAAGATATCATGTATGATTTAAGAGCCGGTATTATGCAAGATGCAGAAGATATTGGTAAAATGAAAAATGATGTTAGTAAAAAATTAGATTTTATTAATAAACATATTCAGAAGATAACTAACATAGACTCCTCTCCTACAGATGTAGCGGATGTTCCTTGGCTAATGGGTGGTGCTAGAAAAACACAAAACACGCAACAGACACAAAATATGCCTGCGAATGTGCAAGAAAGTATAATTTATACAGAAGGTTATACTCCTAAACCATCTCGCCAATATCGTAATATTAAGTATAACGAATGGATAACAAAACATTTTTTAGGATTGTTTAATCTGTTTAAAGGAAGGTATGCTAATGATTTAAGAGAAAAAGGTTATAGTGATAAACAAATAGCTGACACATTAGAAGAATATATTCCTTTATTATACAATTTGGGAAATGATAAGACTCCGTTGACACCTGATGAGGTTATACCTTGGGCAGAAAATGTTAAAGATAAATTATGGGAATTACCAGCTCAACAAGAAATGTTTAACGAAAGCCTAGATAAAACATATGCCCGTATGTTGGATAACATCATTGGTTTAGATTACATCAAAAAGGGTTAAAAACCTATAGAAAAAACAAATCAACTTCTGGTTCAACACAGAAACAATCAGATAACTCTATCTACCCCCACTGGAATATGGACGAAGGCACAACAGCCACATTGCGTCTATTACCCGATGCAGATAGTAACAACCCATACTTTTGGGTAGAACGACAAATTATTAAACTTCCATTCAATGGAGTTAAGGGTGATCCTAATGTCAAGCGTATTGAAGTTCAAGTACCTTGTGTAGAAATGTATGATCCTAAAGCACAATGCCCGATCTTAACTGAAGTTCGTCCTTGGTATAAAGATGAAACATTGAAAGAGTTAGCAAACAAATACTGGAAGAAGCGCAGTTACTTGTTTCAAGGTTTTGTTCGTCAAAATCCAATTGGTGATGACAAAACACCATCTAACCCGATTCGTAGATTCATTATTAGTCCACAAATCTTTACAATCATTAAAGCAAGTTTGATGGATCCTGAGATGGAAGAATTGCCAACAGATTTTATGCGTGGTCTTGATTTAAACATTAAGAAAACAAGTAAAGGTGGATATGCCGATTACTCAACAAGTAATTGGGCACGTAAAGAGTCAGCATTGACTGAAGCAGAGCAGGCAGCTATTGAAGCACATGGCTTGTATAATTTGGCAGAGTTTTTGCCAAAGCGTCCCGGAGAAGCAGAGTTACGTGTAATTAAAGAAATGTTTGACGCAAGTGTAGACGGTCAACCATATGATTTAGAGCGTTGGGGTAGTTACTATCGTCCTTGGGGACTAGAAGCACCTGCAGGAGCGACAGCGGATAAACAAACAGCTACTACTGAAACTAGGGCACCCGCAACAGCACCCGTAGCAGAAACTTCAGCACCATGGGAAGAAGATGCAATGGCAGCTGCCGAATCTATTAAGGTTCCAACATCACAACCTTCAAGTGATAAAGCACAAGACATTCTAGCAATGATTCGTGCTAGACAAAGCAAGTCTTAAAAGGTAATAGGGAGCATTTGCTCCCTACCTAAGGAGAACTCTATGACAACAAGTGACGAAAGATACCGCGCCATAAAGCAAGGTAAAAAACTATTGGAAGAATTATGCGATCCAGGTAAAACTCCTCGTGTTCCTAGTATCATTAGAGATAGGGCAAGGGGTGCATTACGACATTACCCAAATGATTGGGAATTGGAATCTATTGCAGAGAAATGTCCAGATATACTAGACAAGCAAACATTTAGTGTATATACTAATGGTGTACACGTAAAATAAAGGAAATAAAATGGCTAAGAAATTAAACAAACTATCAAAAGTAAATGAATCATTTACTGTAAATCGTTATGATAACGGCTTTATGATTGAAGTGGGTGGAAGAGACAAAGAGAATGACTGGAAAAATTGTAAAGTAATGTGCAGTACAGAAGCAGAACTATTTGAAGTAATCAAAGAAGCACTAAGCATGGAAGTGGAAAGTTAATATGGCAAAACCATTTGATATCAGTAAGTTCCGTAAGGACATTACAAAAAGTATTGAAGGTCTATCAATAGGATTTAACGATCCTACTGATTGGATTTCAACTGGTAACTATGCTCTCAATTATCTCATTAGTGGCGACTTTAATAAAGGCGTACCTCTTGGTAAAGTTACTGTCTTTGCCGGAGAGTCAGGAGCAGGAAAATCATTCATCTGCTCAGGCAACCTCGTTAGACACGCACAACAACAAGGAATCTTTGTAGTATTAGTAGATTCGGAAAATGCACTGGATGAAGCGTGGCTACATGCGCTAGGTGTATCTACAGACGACAGTAAATTGTTAAAACTTAACATGGCTATGATTGACGAAGTAGGAAAAACTATTTCTATGTTCGTTAAAGATTATAAAGCACTACCAGAAACAGATCGTCCTAAGGTATTATTTGTAATTGATAGTCTTGGTATGTTACTAACACCAACAGACGTTAATCAGTTTGAAGCAGGTGATATGAAAGGTGACATGGGTCGTAAACCCAAAGCACTAACAGCACTTGTTCGTAACTGTGTTAATATGTTTGGTTCACTAGGCATTGGCTTAGTTGCTACTAATCACACATATGCTTCACAAGATATGTTTGATCCAGATGAT